GGCCCTGTAAGGGCGCAACTTGCTCCCACTAGGGTAAGTGCTACTAATCCAATAAGGGCGTGCCGTTGCCAATAATTGCCCGTGAATCGAGGTAATCGTATATTGATGACTTTGGCCTTTCTCTGCGTGGGATGTAAGGCTTTTCAATGCCTGCCTTGGTAGCGCGACGGCGAATCTCCTGTTGCCAAATCTCGCCATTAACTGAGTGTGCGACTCCGATAGCGTTTAGACGCTCTAAGGGTAGCGTACCAGCCCAAATGCCATACTCGATGGTGGACATGTCGCTCATGGCCGTTTCTAGGCATGAGCCGTTGGCCTTAAGTGGGCAGTCGGCACAGATCCGCATAGCCAATAGCGCCTTGCGTAGTCCTTCATCCTTGTGTGGTGTGTTGCCCTTATGTGGCGCACGAAAGTCGTACGGGTTGGGGAACCATAACTCAGGGTCTGATTCACGGCATAGTGCTACATCGTCTGGCTTAATCATAGTTTCTTTACCGCCATTTCCTCAGTAATTCCGTAATCCTTCATGGCTTGATCGTAGCCCGCTTCCCAGCCTTGCTGAAAGGCTGCGTCATAGGCTTCTAATAGCGTCTTTCTCACTTCTGGGTCTAGCATTATTTCCGCTCCCTAATCGCCCGTGCGGGCGTTAGTAGGAGAATAAACCGTCTGGCACGGATCTGTCAAGCATTTCCAGAGCATGAAATAGGGGAACGGTTGTCCGCTCCCCTAAATCCTTGCGCTGGCGTAATTGTCAGTTATACAGCCACGCCATCCCTTCCCCGTCGGTTAGCCTTTCAACCTCACGGGTCGCGCGGATAAATCGCGCTAGGTTCTCGACTGCCTCGTCCTGTCGGTTAGAGTCGTGTACCTGCTCATAGAATAGGCGTTGAGATAGTTCCGCTTTCGCCTTCCAATAGGCTAGGCGTCCCTCATGGGTCATCGGTGAACCTTTCTCTCATGGTTAGCCAGGGTTAGGTGAGCGAATTGCCCCAATCTAACTTCAATCTCCTGCCCGCACGTGGGGCAGGTTACGGCGCGGGTCATGCTAGGACCTTGTCCCCTTCTGATAGGCGAATAAACTTCTCATAGCCGACCATGTCGCCATGTTCACGGCATAGTTGCGCGCAATGCCACGCGCACAACTGCGCGGGCAATACTGCCCCCGATACGCGAATCCTCGCCATGTTCTCGCACTTGTCGCACTTGTTCATAGTTAACCTCTCGCTTCTAGGCTAAAGGATTCACACTTATCACACTGAAATAAATCGCCCGCGTATTCGCCATCGACGTTTATTAAATCGTAAATTTGCACCGTGTTATTACAGCAGACTGACCCTATTGGCTGACTCATTTTTTTAGTCCCTTCTTTTCCCTAGGCTAGTTCCTAGGCTACCGTCCACCCTTGCGGGTGGGCGATAGTCCGTTAACTAAGCCAGTAGAATCCGCGACGCTCTAGTTCTCTCTGTCTATCGGCTAGGCTCGCGCCGTAATTGATAAAGGCGTCTTTCTGCGCCTCGGTCATCTTGCGCCACTCTCTAGGTAGGTTCATGCGTCTAAGCCTTCCACGATGTTCCGAGCGTAGTCCCAAAGGGGTGAATCACTTTCGACGCTTGTGGTGGCAGTATCGAACCAGTCAGAGTAACGGTATACAAGGCGCTCAATGGTGCCTTGTGAGTGGTAAATCTCTAGGTAGTCCGCTGGCCCGCCATAGGATAGGCAGACTTTGGTGAATTGAACCGTGTCAATACTTAGGGCAGGATCATCAGTGAAATCGGCGTTAGGGTCAGTGAGCAGTGCTTTAATCTCTTCCTCACGCTGTAATAAGTTGCGGTGCACTAGTTGCGCGCATGTCTGATGCTCGCTAGTGATGGCTTGTTCCATGGTATTAGTCCCTTCTCATAGGTAGCAACAGTTGCTACCAGTGCCCCCGTTAGGTCGTGAACCTTGCGCCGACTTAATCGGTACGGGGGCTGTACTGCTATTTATACGGATTAAAGCCTAGCGTATAGCCGTGCCCATTCCACCATAAGCCGCACGATACTAGGGTGATGATGGCGAACAGTGAGAGCCAGAATACGACGCGCACGACGGCGCGTACGCGGTAATAACGGCGCGAGTGTTTCATTATGCGCTCACCTTCTCCTGGTCATGTCCTAGCGCGTGACAATCCACGCACAATTCATTAGGGAATACGGCAAGAGGGTGGATTACTGTTTTGCACTTGATACATTCTACGCCGTCATAAATACGGGAAGAGCGATTGTGAAGAGTCACACATCTTTCGCATACCGCTAGAGATACTTGCTCTCCATTGTCGTATTGAAAGAGGCGCGAGGCAACTTTCTTATGTATTCCGCATAGTTCGCACATTTTTTAGTCCTTTCGTAGGTTGTTAAGTTGAAACTGCCAGCCATTACCAGCAGGAAAAGTAACTTGAGCGTATGCCTTAGCCACTTTCATGGTGCCGTATTGAGCCATCGCAAGGGAGATAATCCGTACGCGATGATTTTTAAAATTGCCACTTTTCACGGTGGCGTAATCGCCCACGCTAAAGCCATCTAGCGCGTCGAGGTTCGGTGAGATGTTCACGGGAGAATTAGACCATGAAAAGCGGGCAGGTGCCAAGTGGGTTTCAGTGTGATTTAGATAACAGTTTGATAACGATTTATCCTGCACGATTGATTTTACACTGTTCAGATTGTTGGACATTATGGGCGATTATGTCTAAGCCTATGAGTTGGACTTTATGCGTTGTTTCGTCTAGGCGACTGTCGCCCATAATCCACACCTCAACATCTTAACACTGTTCAGATTGACATGATAACGTATCGAACAGGCGTTCGAACGGCTCGCCTTCGCCCTAGTTCCGAGCGGTTACGCTGGCGTTATTGTATAGACTAGCGGTATTCGAACATCTGTTCGAATCGCAAATCGTCACGTTCAACCCGAGGGTTTTAAGGTACGGGGGTGTATTACTATTACTATCAACCCAATAATTTTTTCTAAATATAGTCTCAAAACGGCGTTAAATTGTCTCAAATAATGAGACGGCGTAAACTATTTTAGCCCCAAATAAGGCTCTGACCTGCGGTTATACCTAATGTGACGAACATCACACACCCCTACTAGGGATAAACCCGTTTTATCCCGCCTTAGTATATATAAGGGGTTAAAAAAAACCGCACTCCGTAGTTCGGCTCTAGACAGCCGAGCCTCACAGCGAGGATGTCGCAAGAGCCGAACTGTTCGCTACGAAGGCTCAAGGCCTTCTTCGCTCCCATAGGGTGACGGCAGGTTGCGCCTGACGGCGCCCCCTAACTTAACCACAGCATTCCCCACAGGGGGATGCTTCGCAGTGGGATAGTTCTAATCTCACGACCATAGGAGATTAGCCAGTGGCAACAAAGGATCCAACGAAGTACCGCCTGGTGGAAGGCGCCAGCCTTCCGTCGAACGAGGCGAAGAAACGTCTTATCGCGCTGATTGAAGATGGCGTTACGGTAGAAGATGCTTGCCGCGCCGTTGGCAAATCGGTCAAGTCTTATGAGTATTATCGTTCATCCGACCCTCAATTTAAAGAGGCGATTGATCTGGCGCGTGTTATCAAGCGCCGAAAAGGGACTGTCGCCGATGAAGACCGTGATATATCCTTTGAAGACTTTAGGCTCAAGTATCTAAACTCACGGACGTTCGACCACCAGCGGAACATCACAAGCCTGCTGGAAGAAGGTGAACCTGCCTGGCTCCACGGGTCAATGACGTACGAGCCAAACTTTAAGAATTATGTGCTAGTCAACATGCCACCAGAGCATGCCAAGTCCATGACCGTGAGTATTGACTATGTGACATATCGGATTGTAACCAATCCTAATGTCCGTATCAAGATCGTCTCTAAGACTCAGGGTATGGCAAAGGAATTTCTATATGCCATCAAGCAAAGACTTACCGCCCCAGCCTACGCCGAACTTCAACGGCGATATGCTCCAGTGGAAGGCTTTAAGGCTACCGCTGATAAGTGGACGGCAGACTCGATTTATCTCGAACGCGAGTCGGGAGAAAAAGACCCTACGGTCCAGGCTCTCGGTATTGGCGGCCAGATTTACGGTGCGCGTGCAGACCTTATCATTCTGGACGATGCTGTCACTCTCGCAAACGCTGGAGAGTATGAGAAGCAACTTCGCTGGATTCAGCAAGAAGTTTTAACACGTGTTGGCCCAACGGGAAAGATTCTAGTTGTAGGCACCCGCGTAGATCCTTTGGATCTGTACCGCGAGATGCGTAACCCTGAGCGTTATCCAGATAACCAGTCTCCTTGGACTTATCTAGCCATGCCAGCGGTTCTTGAATTTGCCGATGACCCAGAAGATTGGAAGACACTCTGGCCTAAGTCTGATAGACCTTGGGATGCTGATGATACCTTGCCAGATGCTGATGGTCTATACCCCCGCTGGTCTGGCCCACACCTTCGCCGTCGCAGAGGCTTAATTGACCCTAAGACCTGGGCTATGGTCTACCAGCAGCAAGATGTTGAATCTACTGCAATCTTTTCTCCTGAGTGTGTACGCGGCGCTGTTAGCGGTATGCGAGCACCAGGTCCTTTAATCCCTGGCGCTCCTGGCCATCCAGCCAGTATGCAAAGCCAGTATGTCATCTGTTCTATGGATCCAGCCATGTCGGGAGATACCTTCTCGGTTGCCTATGCTGGTGACAGAACCAATGGTAAGCGCTACCTACTTGAAGCCAACCGTATGCCCGCTCCTACACCGCAGGCCATCCGCGAGATTATCTTTAGTTGGACTGAGAAGTACAAGCCTAAAGTTTGGGTGATTGAGAAGAACGCCTTTCAGTTGTTCTTAACCCAAGACGAACAGATTAACCAGTTCCTCGCTACCAGAGGTATCCGCTTGGTTCAGCACTACACGGGTAACAATAAGATGGATTTAGAATTTGGTGTCGCCTCAATGGCGCCACTATTCGGCTCGGTGGATAATCAGGGCAAGTATATGAAGAATAACTTGCTAGAACTTCCACGGGCTAGTGATGAGCATACCAAGGCACTAATCGAACAACTGATTACTTGGTCGCCAGGAACAAAGAATAAACAGGATGGTCCAATGGCCCTCTGGTTCGCTGAGACGCAGATGAGAGATTTTATCAATCAATCTGGTGTTTACGGCGGAACCTTCGTCAAGAATCCGTTTGCTACGCCAATGGATTTAGCCAGACGCAAGGTAGTTAACTTAGAAGAATACGCCGCTCTTCAACAGAAGATGGCCGCTAACGGGGGATACTTATGAGTCTAGATATTGACGAGTTAAGTGTAAAGATCCGCAAACTGCGCGATCATTACCACACTCGCGATGCTCGCTGGACTGATTTACAGTCTATCCGCCAAGGTGATATTCAACAGGTCTACCCTGGAATGTTCCCAGATGAATTTCCGAAGCCAATGGTTGCTAACTTCATTGACATCGCAGCACGCGATGTAGCCGAAGTTATCGCCCCGCTTCCCGCCTTTAATTGCGACTCAACGGATTCTGTATCAGACCGCGCACGCAAGAAGGCCGACAAGCGCACTATGATTGCCGCTGGTTACCGTGACACATGCCGTCTCCAAACCTTAATGTATACAGGCGCAGATCGTTATGTAACCTTCGGCATGCTCCCCTTCATTATCGAGCCAGATTGGGAAAACAAGCGGCCAATGATCCGCATTGATAACCCAATCGCGGCTTACCCAGAGTATGACCGTTTTGGCAAGTTGCTCTCCTACTCAAAGCGCTACAACAAGACAGTGCGCGAATTGTGTAATGAATTTCCAGAGCATGAGACTGTTATCCGCGGACCTTATGAGAATCGCAACTCAGAGCGTATGCTTGAGATATTTCGCTATCAAGATAAGAACGAAGTAATCCTATTCGTTCCAGAGCGCAATAACCTTATCCTAGACCGCGCAGCAAACCTCATCGGTGAACTGCCAGTGGTTATCGCTATCCGCCCAGGCATTGACTCAGATGAGAACCAACGTGGACAATTTGATGACATCATGTGGGTGCAGGTAGCCAAGGCTCGCTTCGCCACCTTGCAACTTGAAGCAGCGCAGAAGAGTGTACAGGCTCCATTCGCTTTGCCATCTGATGTGAACGTACTTGAGATTGGCCCAGACGCCACGATTCGCTCTGCTAACCCAGAGAAGATTCGCCGTGTTGGGCTTGATATTCCTAATGGAATCTTCCAAGAGGCTGCCACGCTTGATGAAGAACTACGTGTAGGCTCACGCTACCCACAAGGTCGCCTCGGCCAACAGTCTGGCTCTATCGTCACAGGCCGTGGTGTAGAAGCCCTTATGGGTGGATTTGATACACAAGTTAAGACAGCACAGGCTGTCTTCTCAGAAGTATTCCGTCAGGTAATGCGTCTGTGCTTTATGATGGACGAAAAGTTATTTGGCAATGTTGAGAAGGAAGTGCGCGGAGTTGTCTCTGGCGCACCTTATGAAATTAACTACACCCCATCACGCGACATCGCTGGTGATTACTGGGTAGATGTATCTTACGGCATGATGGCTGGACTAGATCCAAACCGTGCTTTGGTATTCGGATTGCAAGCACGCGGAGATAAATTAATCTCACGCGACTTCTTGCGTCGTCAAATGCCTTGGGATATGAATGTAACTTCAGAGGAACAAAAAGTTGAGGTTGAAGAATTACGCGATTCGCTTATGAGCGCAATGGCTTCCTACTCACAAGCACTGCCAGCAATGGCAGCACAAGGGCAAGATCCATCAAAGATTCTTACGGCTATGGCTCAGGTCATCAAGGGTCGTCAAGCAGGCGATAATATCGAGGACCTTGTAGTTGCTGCATTTGCGCAGCCCGCAGCATCCCCAGAAGAAGCAGCCGCTGGCGAGCCTCAAAGCCCAGGACAGGCTCCTTCTGGGGCGCTTCCTAACCAACCACAGCAACAAGCACCATCTGCGCTACAGCAGTTAGCCGCAGGACTTTCATCTTCTGGTCAGCCGAATCTCTCGGCCAACGTAACCAGAAGGCAACCAGCGTAATTATCTGGTTGACAAAAACCTATAGGAGAATAACAATGGCAAAGCCACTCAAAGCATCACTTACCACAAGTGTACCAAAGCCTAAAGCACAAGGTGGACATAGTTCATCTGCTGCGGTAACACAAAAGACAAAGATTCAACCAAAGTCAGGACCAGCAGGTACTGGAACATCAAACATTAAGTACAGCGGACAACCTTCTGGCACCAAGGGTAGCGGAACAACCGCGGGTACACCACGAAAGACTAAGTAGTTCATGTCAGACGAGCAGGGCAGAGCGTCAACTCAGTTTACAAAATGGGATATCTTTGCCCTGCTTTCGCATGTCGCAGCAGAGTTTTTTGAAATACTCAGCGCGATGTTAGAAACACAAGCAGAGTTTGTGGAAGACCAAAAATCATTCCACGAATATGCAGCCCGCACCATCGAAACACTTAACGAAGGAGAATAGGTATGCCACAGGCCGCGAAGCCTTCGACTACACCATCCCTTCCTGGCGCCATGTCGCGCAGAACTGATGGCGGTGTCGCATCTAAGCAAGCACAACGGTATATCTCTGGTATGCCTAATTACGGCGATGGACAAGATTTAGCGAACTTACAGGCGCAGGCGCCTATGTCTGCTAGTGGCGTACAAGGCCAGAAGATGACTCCATCTCAAATTGCACAAGCGGCATCGAATGGACAATCACAAGCACAACAGGCACAGATGAATGTCACACCATTGTCTGCACCTACGCAACGTCCTAACGAACCAGTTACTGCTGGCTCCCCATTGGGAGCAGGACCAGGGCCAGAAGCCCTTGGCATCCATCCAGCGCAAACAATGCAAACTGGACAATCGGCCAAGAGCCTCGTTCAAACCTTAGCGTCACATCCAGACGCTTCACCAGAATTGCAACAACTCGCAACTGCACTAGGGAAGTAACCCATGGATCCGCAGGTAAATATACCTAATGTTAGCAGTGCTAATGATATGGTTCAGGGCAACCAGATGTTTGTTAAGCAAAACCCTGGCCTTGCTGCCGCTGGTATTCAATCAGGTAGCCAAGATGTATTTAACACTCTTGCCGCTACTTCTCACATGACAGCGATTGCCAAAGCGATTGATGAACATGTTGCTACATACAATTCCGCAACATGGTGGCGCAATGCGTTAAAGGACATTCCAGATGTCGCCAACGCTGTAATTAAAACAAGACTAGAATCTTTGCAAGAAAAGGCGGGTCAATGAGTTTAGTTACTCCTTCTAGCACGCCTATCGCATCTACACTTACAGCATCTGCTACTGCCGACGCCACGGCTCCTGCTACACCAGCCCCTTCACAGGGCGGATTTTGGAATGACCTTAAAAACTTTCCAGGTCAAGCACTTGGCGCAGTTGAAAAGGTGCCTGTTATTGGCAAGGCCATTGGCACTGCAATGTCATGGGCTAACAAGCCATTACAAGAAATTCAAAAAGATTATAAATTTATTCACAGCCTATACGCAGACCATGGAGTTGGTGCGGGGTTGCTTGGTACGCTAGGTGTAGTTGCTGGCGGAGTTATTGGAACTATTGCTGGCCCAGAAGGAACTATTGCTGGCGCTGCTCTTGGAGCAGACCTTGCAGGTATGGGTGAACGTCAAATTCTTGGTCGTGTCGTCCCATCATTTCGAGATTCCTTTAACAAATCTAATGACCCAAACTACTTAGTATCTGCTGGTAGGGATTTGGCTCACGGGCTTTCTTACATCCCTGGCCTTGGCGCATTGGCAAATACCAATAGCGGCGTTGGTCAAATTGTATCTGGCGTAGCGGATGCCTCATTTGATTTTGAAACAGACCCACTTGCCAACCTTGGAAAATTAGGTTCTGAACTTCGTCGTGGCGACCATATTGCGCTTGTCAAAGAAATAGATTTTGCCACTGGCGAGATTGTGCGTGACGAAAAGGGAATGCCAGTCAATAAGATTGACCCAACAACTGGCAAAGTAATTCCAAAGAATACACTGCCATTTGCTTCTAGCGCGGGTGGTATGTCCGACTTTACCGCTGGTGTAGCAGTAAAAAAGATTTTCTCCCCAGAACAATATGACGCCGCTATGGCGAATCCGCTTAATGGCGCTCAACGCGCAGCGCGTCAAGACATTGTGAGTATTGCTCAAAATCAAGCAATGAGCGACAGCGACAAAGCGGGATTGATCTGGTATAAATACGGCAAAGCAAACCAATGGTCGCAGGCAACAATTCGCGCTATGGTTAAAATTAACGACACCAATGGCTTCGACCAGGTTGCAAAACAAACTCTTTATTCGGCCGATTTGGCCGACAGATCCGAGCATGCCCTTACTGCATTTTCCTTGCCATCTAGAACAGTTGGTAAACGCCTTAGCGAAAAAATTGGCTTAGATGCCATTCGTAATAGTAAAAATGCAACCAACTATAACGAATCTTTAAATCTACTTTTGCCACGCAAAAGCGCAGTCATGGAGCCTGTATTAAACCCAGATGGCACGCAAGCACTAGATGAATCTGGCCAACTAGCCCAAAGGTTTAAAACACGTTCTGTTACCAATGCCCAAACTGGTGAAGTAACACAGGAACAGGTATTTAAACTTAATAAGCCTGCATTATTTTACGCCCCTGGTAGGGGCGCCATGATAAATGCGCTTGCAAACAAAGTACGTACGTTTACTGGTGAAAAACCATTATCCTACGACACAGATGCAAATAGTTTATCGTCTCACGTTTTTGACGTAAAAGACCCTGGTTTTGCAAAGACTACATACGATACAGCATTGCTGTCCATGCCACATAACATTGCGTTAGAACGTGCTGGCGCCATGATTATGCAGACAAATAATGATTTGCGCGTATCCAACATGCACGTTTTAAATCAAGAAGTCCTTAAAAATCTTGGCGTGGCAGATTCTCAATCTGCTCACTTGTTTAGCGACTTACATGACGCTAGCGCACCTAGTAATTATGATCCTAGTGTGTATGCCGTTAACCAAGGCCGTGACGTTGGTAGCGTTGATATGCTACCTGAGCATGGCGGTGGACAACGCCCACTTGCTATCACTTACAGCCAGCGTTATCAAGGCGCCCTTCTAGATTTGAAAAAGACTCGCACCGCACTTCGCGAAGCCAAAGCCTATGGGGCTTTGTATTCGCCAGTTGACGACTTTTTTACCAAATATACCAATGTAATTTTTGCCCCATTGGCTCTTCTTTCACCTGCTTTTGGTATTCGTGTATCCACTGGTGAAGTTTTACAACAAGTTATGCGTCGTGGCTTGGTAAGTTATCTTGGACAACGTTTAGCCGCCAGCACGCTTAATTTGTCGGAAAAATATCAAAACTTTCACATTGACAAAATGGATGACGCGCTTACGCAAACCGATAAAAATGCCAAAGAAGCAGAATTGGCAACTGGCAAATCAGTTCCCGTAAAGTCTAATGAGATTACTAAAGAACTTGACGAGCGCATGTCTACGCTTGATAAGTTAAATAAACTCACTGATTCCAAGCAGGGCATTAATAATGCCATTGTTGGTTTGCAAGATAAGCGTTATCGTGTTATGCCATTTTCGTATATGGCGACCAGATTCAAAGAATCTAATCTTGGTTCCTACCTTGTAGACGACAAAATTAAATATATGATTGAACGTGCTGAGGAAACTGGCACATATCTTCCAACACCAGCAGTTTCTGCGGCGCACAATGCTAGCCAAGAACTTACGGCAGATGACCATGTAGATATTTTCCATAAACAAAAGGGATATGGCACGGTGCCTGGAGAAGAAATCCAAGGGCTGACAAGTACAGATCATACTTACGATAAGTATTGGGCTAAAAATATCAACAATGCTGCAGCCGATTTTGGGCAAAGGGATATAGCACGTGCGCTTATCAATGCACGTAAAAATCCTGAATTTGCAGCCTTGCCACTAAATGAACAGTTTGCTCGATTGGTAGATGGCCAAGCGGCCAATCTACGCAATCCGAACATGTACAAAGAGTATCGCGGGATTATGGATGGCTACACAAAGGCCGTTCCAGAGTCGTTTGCTAAAGCGCAAATTGACAACTTGCAAGGGCTTGTTCACGGCGCAGACAATACCATTAACATGGATATTGTCAACCGCATCGCCAAAAGCGAAACAATTTCCGAAAAGGAATTGAAGCAACTGCCTCAGATGTCCAAGCCAATCAAGGTTTTGGGTCGGTATGAAATGCCTACAATTTCCAAGGCCTTGCAACGAGTTGAGCAAATGGGATATTCTAAGTTTGTTACACCAGTCATGGACTGGATTTCTCGTCAACCTTTGTATAACGATTTTTACATGCGTGCACGTCAAAACAATCAAGCATTGCTTGATATGGGCTTGATGGATCGTAGTGAGGTTGTACGCTTATCTCAGATGCAGGCTACGCGAGATATGATTCCAGCGATTCACTCACCTGCTATTCGTAGCCAATGGGCTACAATGCACCGTAGTTTGCTACCGTTTTATTTCGCCCAAGAGCAGGCCATGCGCCGTACTGGTCGTTTGATTCTATCAAACCCACAGGCATTTCGTGATTTTCAGATCATCCAGCAGGGATTAAACAATCCTGGATTTGTGCATACAGATGCCAACGGCCAGAAGTACATCGTTTATCCTGGCCTTGGTGAGGCTGGCAATGCCATCATGCGTGGCTTAAATGCCATTGGGCTTAAACAATTTACTGGTTTACCATCATCAATTTCTGGTAATACATCTTCGCTTCTTAGCGTACTTCCAGAAATTAAACCACCAGGAATCAGCCCATTCTTAAACTTTGCATTGACTGATTTATCTAAGAAGTTTCCATGGACGGACAAAGCCGTCAACCTGGCCAATGGTGGTTATCCATCACAGAACTTTATTGACACGTTTATGCCATCATCTACCATGCGTGACTTGTGGAATAGCATGAGCATGGATGACCGCGAGTCAACCGTTTACAACTCTAAGTTGTCTGCCATCATGGCGGCTTATTACCATGGTGATTTGCCAACCAATTTCACATCTTTGCCAGCGTTTCAACAGCAACAGATTCTCACCAAGATTGAGCATAACGCTCAAACAAACCTTATCATTAAGGGATTGTTTGCTTTCTTCTTGCCACTGGCTCCAACAGTCAGCAATGACTATTACGACAAGAACATGCAGACGCTACGCTCTGAGTATCTGAACCTGCTCAACCAGACGGATCCTACAACTGGCGCAAAATACACAGCGCCTGCTGCGCTGAACAAATTTATTGCCGATAATGGTGAGCGAGCATTATCCTATACGGTTGCCCGTACCACATCTGGCACTAGTGGCGCTTACGCCCCATTGGCAGATTCTACCGTTACTTGGATTAACAACAACCAGCCTATCCTGAATAACCCTAATTATTCAACTGCTGCGCCTTACCTTATCCCACAGGTAGCCGATAGCAAGGATGCGTTAGCCGTTGAGAACAAGTTGCTCATTAACCACTTCCGCGCAAGGGTAACATCCAAAGACTTTATCAGCGCCTTGTACGTAAAGCAAGGATGGCAAGACTTGTCAGCGGATTACACCGCCTACCAGTCAGATATGAATAACCTTCGCGCTTCTGGCGACAAGCAGGGTATGTATCAAGCCTCACAAATCTGGAAGCAGATTACGGCAGATTATGGCCAAAGCAATCCAATCTGGTATGCAGATTACAACAACCCTACCAAGGTTGAGATGGCGCAAAAGGCCATCACTCAATTTACCGCAATGCAGGATAAGGGAATCTTGGCAGTATCACCGCAAGGCAAAAAGATTTCCGAGATTCTGGACAACTATAAGCAATACCACGCGGATTTGCTTGCCAATACTTACAACGGCAAGCATCTTCCAGGATACAGCGCAGCGCAAGATGCGTGGTATTCCTACATGGATAGCCTTGCCGTATCCGATCCACAACTGGCTAGTGTTGTAACTGGCGTATTTAGAAGGGCAGTATAGTGACTACATTAACTACACCTGCAACCACTACAGTTCCAACAACAACTTACGCTCAAATGCTTGCAGCCGCTTCAAGTGGTGGCGCAAACATTTACGCAAACATGGTAACGAATACCGATACAAGTTACCTTACCCAAACTTCCCCTCAAGATATTGAGGCACAAGTTAATGCAGCCATGCAGTCTTTGGCTGGTCGCAATGCTACGGCGCAAGAGATTCAACAGTACGGCCAAGAACTTCTAGCCGCCGAACGTGCCAACCAAGGCACCTATAAAGGCGTAACTGCTTATGGCCCAACTGGAAAACGCTCAGACGTTACTGGCACACAAACCACTACTGGCATTGACCCGCAGGGATTCTTGGCACAAATTATTTCAGGTAGCGCAGACGCGCAATCCTACAAGGCAGCGACGGGGTACTTCGACGGTATGACACAGGCGCTACAACAGATGAAGAGCATCTAATGGCTACTAAGAAAATAGATCCTAACAAGCCATTACCAGCAGACGCTTCGCTTCAAGAGCAAGTTGATTACTGGACTGCTCGCGTAAATGAACAAGGCACTGGCACACGTGGACGTCTAGCACGTCAGTCACTTGAATTAGCGCAAACCGCACTTGAAGAAGAACAAAAGACTGCCCACCCAAATCCTACTGCTACTGGTGGTGGAACAACTACCCCACAAAATTACGCAGCAGATGCTGCTGCGCTAGCGCAAAAAACTGCTACGCATACACCCGATGTGCAACCAACAACGGCTACAAGCGCAAAGCCAAAAGTTGCAACGGCTACTGGTTTCACTGGCCCAGCGTTAGGCGCTGGTCAATCTACCACGGGTGGTACATACAAGACTGTTAAGGGCGTTTTAAATTATCAAGACAATCCCTTCACTGGCGAGTATCAAGGCAAGTATTACTCCAATGGTAAGTTAGAGACGCCTGCTCAAATCAAAGCCGACTTTATGTCGAAATATGGCGAGCAAGCAAAGTTCATCGCGTCCGTACCAGAACTTAGCAACCTTCTCTCAACGGCCATCGCTCAGAACTGGGCGCCGACTCGTTGGACTACCGAGTTTGCTAATACCCAATGGGCGCAACAACATCCTGGCGACATCGGCCTTGCAGAGATTAAGCGCGTATCTGCGCCAGAGCAATACAACACAGATTACAACGCCGCCTATAGTAAGGCCGTTGCTCTCGCCAACCAACTTGGTGTAAAGTTAACGCCACAACAACTTGGCGCACAAGTGACAGATATCAAGCAAGCCCCTGGCACTGTAGATCAAAATGCCGTCAATTCTGGACAAGATGTAACCACATGGATTCTGCAACATCCTAACGCATCTGACCAACAGATTACGCAGTTCATGGCACAGCATGGCACCTTAGACCCACAGGCTAAAGGTGGAACGATTGCGGCACAATCTACGCAGTTGGCTCAACTTGCACAGCAATACGGCGTCTATGGGCAATACAGCCCAGACGGCAAAGATACAAGTTTCTTCGACAAGTATGCATTGAACATGGCGCAAGGTGCGGTTGGCTACGATGCCAGCACAGCCGAGCAACAGTTTAGAACAGCGGCTATGAATACATACAAGCCATTTGCTGACCAGATTGCAGGCGGAGCCAAGGTATCAGACCTTGCCTCGCCTTACGTTAACACACTTTCAAGCCTGCTAGAAATTAACCCTGCCGACATCCAACTCGGCGCAACTACGGGTTACGGAGCAATGATTGGCAAAGCGCTAATGGGTGATGGTACAGCACCAGTTGACCCATACACATTCGCAAGCCAAGTTCGCTCACAGCCAGAATGGCTTAATACTCAAAACGCTCATTCCACAC